ACTGCAAGTATTTAACGTTAAGCAATAGCTCACGGTTAACAGTCGTGATCCCAGCGATCCACTTCATCGGAACTGTTACGTCTTTGTAAGCAGGAGAAACTTCAGGTTTAGCTACGTCAGCGCCGAGCTCACCCGTGCCTCTTTCCCATTCTGCCGCAGCACCTGTGATCGCTCCGATTTGCGGAATGATAACAGTTCCCATGTCGGTAGCGACGTTCGGGAAAATGTTACGCAGGTAAAGCGGCGAGTAAGGACTGTTATAAATAGTAGGACGTACTTCCGACGTTGCATGGTCAAGCGCACCATCTGCCCAGCTTGCATCGGTTACCGCTTTCATTACAAGCTTTTCCTCGCCTCTGAAGTTTTTCAGCTTTTCAGCTCCTTCGACAAGCGCATCGGCAATCGCGTCTTTAATGCTCTTTGCCGTCTTCTCTTCAGAAGTTGTTTGCTTGATCTGTTTAACGCGCGCTTGCAATTCGGCGATCTCTTTTTTGAAGTCGTCTTCGGTTACCGATTTACCGACCTTTCCTGCAATCTCTTCCATCTTTTCCGAAACTGCTTTCATCGCTTCTTCGACGGTCATCTTCGCTGCCGCTTCGGCTGTTTTCTTAACGTTTTCTAAAGCTTCTGCTTTTTGTTTTTCAATATCTTCCATAATTGTTTTTTTTAAATAGTTGTTTTGTTTAAATGAATAACTCGTAAATATTTGCGATCAACGGCTCAACGGCTTGAGTTGTGTCAGCATCAAGCTGATCAGGCTCTTTTTCCTTGAGTGTCAAAAATTGTTCTAACGATTTCAATATGTTATCCGAAAATCTTACGTTGTAAGCTTTTTCGATGATATTCCAAAATTCTTCCTGCGTTGGTTCGGTCAATTCTTTCACGGCCTTAACCGCGCTTACAAGCGAAAGCTGGTTGGCTGGTTCTTCGGTTGTAAGTACCGATATTTCTTTTAACCTGTACTCGACGACTTCGGCCTTGTTCTTCGCATTTCGTTTGATAACCCAACCTCCGATACTCATACCGCTTTCGAAACCGTTTTCATGCAGAAACTTCACTTCATGAAACGTGTCTCGGCCAGCATCAGTATCCATCAGCATCTTTGCCGTAAGTCCGAGACCATAAGGATCAGCGATATCAAGCTCAAGCGGAACGCCGACAAGTTGAGGTGTGTGGTTCTTGAATATCTTTATCTTTTTCGCGCGCTCTGCGACCGTCTTCGAGAACGATCCAGGCAGCGAGATGTCTCCGTCGCTGTCCTTAACGTTATAAACATTCGCGTAACCTTTGATGATACCTGTTTGCTCATCGATGTCACGAAATTCTGAAAGGTTCTTAAAAATTATTTCTTCCATCTTGTTGTGTTTTTAATCTAACATAAATAACCTGACAACCGCAATTGATCACATTGCCTGCTGAAGCCGACGGATCATGCGGGTACATCATTCTGTCAGTAATTCCTGTATTCGGATCGGTAACGATGAACGGTTCATCTTTCGGTATCTCAACACCTGTATCCATCGCAACATGCCAATCGCGCGGATCTTTCGCGCCTCGATGTATCCATAATTTGCCGATCGGTATGTCGGTTTGCGCTGCCCAATCTTCGGCCGACTTCGCTTTTGCTATGTTTATAGCGTTACCAGCCTCCGTTCTCGCTATAACTCTCGCCCTTCTTTTGCCTGCAGCACCTCCCATCACGTTCATGATCCGCTTTGAAAATTCTGATCTCGTTTCACCGATCGACGTGCTTGCGATCGTTTCCTGCATCAGAAGCTCACGTGTCGTATCGTCAATGCCGACTACCTTGTTTACCAATGTAGCCAAAATATAGTTTTCTATCCACTGCGACCATGCAGGCATGAAAAAGCGTTCTTTCTTCTGAATAACGTTGCCGTCTAATTGATCCCATTGTCTAGAAAGATAATCTTCCAACGTAACTCGATAAACCTTTTCAAGTGCTTCACCAACTGCATTACCTACAATGTTGAAATCGATCCACATCTCTGCGTTCTTTTTGAACGCTTTCAATACTTCTTTGGCAAACAACCTTTCATAAGTTGCCTGCCTGCGGCTTTCGATCTGTATGTAACGCGTTAATCTCATATCTGTATATCTTCAACATTATAATCCGATAACGGGACCATCCCTTGCTGTACGAACACCTGATTTGCATATTCTTCTTCCAGCTCATCGCTGCCAAGCATCACACGCACTTCATTGATCGTATGTGTCTTCAAATAAGCGTCTGTTTGATCAGCTGTTAGCCTTAATTCTTCATACGAAGACAAGTCGTAATCTATAACGTAATTCTTTTTGTCGCGTACTTTAAACGGTTCAACAAGCCAGCTGTTTAGCTTGTCTTCTTCCGACGACAAGTAAGGCAGTATCACTTCCTTTACAAACCTTTCGCTTGCCGCCTTCATGTTCTGATACGTCGGGTTCGGATCAAACAATGTGGCAGGTACTCCCCATAAATCGCATAACTTGTAACCTGCATGATCAAGGCCCTGTATGATGTTCAACGCATCAGGTGACAAGCCGATGTGCGTATATTGCAGCGGCATTGCGCTTACAACGATCTTATTTCTGTTATCCGATCCGTGTATCTTTGTCTCTACCGTAGCCTGCGTCTTGTCAACCTGTTCAGGCGTCAACCACAATTCAGGGTTCGGATGGTTAGGCGAAATCAATCCTTTCGCTCCTTCGTTCTCAACCGACTTAACCCAGCTCTCAATAGCAGTGTCGTCAAGCTTCAAATATTTCAAACCTGCAAGCAACGGCGACAATCCTCGAAACTGACTGTACTTTCCATCGAACATCGGATTTGGCATCTTCATGTGAAGAATGTCGTTCATGTCGTCGCCGAGAAAATCGCGAAACTGTCCGTTCAACAAATTCATCCTCCATCCTATCAACTTTCCGTTATCGATGTGCATGTTCATCAAATGTGCCGGAATAACATGAAGCGACAATGCACAATTGTCATCTCCTGCCTCTCTATAAATGAACGCTTCGCCTTGTACGAAATAGAAAATCCTTACCAGCGTGATAAACTCCCTCCATGTTTGTTCGTTGTTCGGCTTCTTTAATAACATCGACAAATCGAGGTTGTCAGGTGCATAATCGAGCGCTTTGTGTATCTCGAGACGATGTTCGGCAGCTCCGAAGGCCGTGTCTCGTGATCCTTTCGTTGTCAAATATCTTTTCGATTTAACTCCTTGTTTATCAACATAAACGTAAGGAGTTGCAACGTTGGCCTTGTCTATGATTTTCTTTACAATGCTATAAATTTCTGCGTTCGACGTGTAACCGTTCTTCACGAAGTCTTCAGCGTTGTAGCTGTACCAAATGACAGGATTGCTCCCGATAACTGAAGCATAAAACGTTTGCAACTTCTTAACGTTATCCGTCTTTTTCTTTCTTGTAAACAGTCCCATCGATTTTTTACTTTATAGCAAATTTGAAATTGTGTTCTGGCGATATGGCATAGCGACATGCGTCAACTCCATGATTATACGCGTCGATCGGCTTGTTCGTAGGCTTGCCGTCCTTGTCAACCGCCCAGCAATAATTGCGAAACTCCTTAATCAAATTCGTGCTTCGCTTCGTTACGTAAATCGGTTTGCTTTGCAACTTGTCGATACCTACTCGTATGCTGTCAGCTCCCTTTTTTGCAGGCTTCACATTGAAACCTGCATTGTGCAACTCCTGTATGCTTTTAGGCTCTGCACTGTCAGCAATGATCTCATCATAATCTTTTCTTATTCCTAATTGCTCCATCAATCTTACAATGTCGCGGTTCAATAATCCTGTCCTGTAAATCAGTTCGTCAACATAGAACGCTTCATGTGTTTCGATAACTTTTACAAGCGCCGTCGGATCGTTTGAGAAACCATAGTCCAAACCGTAAACTCCTTCGCCTTCAGGCATAACATCGATTTGCTGCCAATTGCTGAATATTACGCCTTCGCTTATTCCATACTCGCAATCAATGTGAATTCGTTTGAAATTCTTGTCTCGCTTTGCACGCGTTGCGATCCTGTTTTTCTCTGTTTCAGGCAGAAAAGGATTATCCAAATAATTCGATTTAATTACAATCGTGTCGTTGTAATTCATCAACCAATCTTCAAGCCAGAATTGCGATGTCGGATTGAAGTCTCCGATAACATTCTCCGACCTTCGTGCCAATTCATCCCAAACGTCCTTCTTCAGCGAGTTAATCTCATTCCCGAACAACCAATCGCGACGTGCTCCGAGCGCCTTGTCTATCCTGTCAGCCGAGAAAAACTCGATGATAGATCCTGTCGGTGCTGTCCATCGTGCCGTAGTTATGTTCCAATTATCCTTTGTCCACAAACCTATCTTCTTACAAATTCCTTCCAATATACGTATAGCCCCGATGTCGAGGTGAGGCCTCGATTCAGAGACAACCGTTATCACCTGATCCTTCAACTTCAAAGCAATATATAACAGAAACAACATGACGTCGAACGTCTTGCCTGACCCTGTCCCGCCTTTCAAAATAACGATCTTCTTTTCGTCTTCAAAGGCTTTCTTTGTCATCTTAAATATTGTCCCTGTCTCGATGTTCATTTGTCGTCGTCCTTTGACTTGTCTATGAAATTAATCGTCAATCCTTTGTCGTTCGTGTTCATCTCGATGTATTGCTGATTTAGCATCCTTCGCTCATCAGGTGTGCATATCAAGCGATACAACGCCAGCAACTCGCCTGCCTTGTCCGATTTGAATAACTTCGATCTGATAGCAGACTTCGTGCGTATCTTGTTCTCATTCAACAATCTCTTAAAGTATTCCGATTCTTCCGAGCCTTCAGGAAATAACTCATAGAATGTCGATGTGCTGCACGGAAGCCAAGCAATTATATCGTTAACGAAAAATAAATTGTTTCGCTTTATTGCTTCCTCTGCCATCTTTACCAATTCCTGTTTATCGTATAGTGCCATAGTCTTGTATTTTTTTTTTTTTTTTTGAGCGAGTGGGTCGGAATAACCGCC